ACATACTCAACCAAAGTTTTTGGTGGCAGTTGCCCATCTTGAAACATTCTACTAACTGGGTCACTAGGTAACGAAGGATTGTAACTAAACCAAATCTCAGAACCTTGTGCACGTATGGTGGGAATAAGTATATCGAGGGATTCTTGGCTAAATGTGTTAGATTCTTCACCCCAAACGATTGATATGTTCTCAAGTGATTTAACAGACTCAGGATTATTTTTAAGGCCCATAAAAATAAACATAGAGCCATTGTGTTTGCAACGTATCTCTTCACGTGTGAACTCAAAGTCTTGACTAAGCCCTAGCCTGTTAATGGTGTCAAGTATAAGCCTATAAGAACTCTCACGTATTGACTTCTGTATCTCACGACAGCAAAGAATACGAATGTTATATGTGTATGCAAAATAGATTAGTGCTTCAGCAATAGCCCACGACTTAGCTGAGGCACGCCCACCATAAAGAACTTTATAGCGAGCTTTCTCATAAAGTATTTTAAACTTTGGTGATGCTGGTTTAATCTCGATCTTCAAAAGACACCTGCACTTCTTTCTTTTCAAAGTTGGTGTTTTCAACCCTATCTTTGAATCCAAATTGCTTAAGGTGTAATATATCGCCTGCTACGTTTCTGTCTTTACTTGATGCGTTTTCTACAAGTTTTGATATGATAATTTGCCGTATGGTTTTTATAGTGTAAGAAAATTTTGAGTCTTTTTCGTAATCGTAAATGCTTTGGTCGTCTGCAAAACCAAGAAAAACAGCCCATCCTTGGATTGACCATTCGTTAGTTGCCTCAAGATATTCAATAGATCTTTTGTGAAAGGCTTCTGCACTATCGTACTTTCTTGGCCTTCCTGACTTATTTTTTTTAAACTCTTGGAGCAGTATGGTTTTTGCTTCTGACATTATTCCTCCACAAACAACAAGTCATTTTCACGCATACAAAGGAATTCACCACGTTCAGTGCCAGCTCTAGGCGAGTAGTGTGCAATATTTCCCACTCTTGCGTGTTTTACATCAGGCCCAACAGCCACAATAGGCCCACAATATGGGTTTTCTTGTGTGTCTGATGGAATATAAATTCCTGTTTTAGTTTTTTCTTCTGCCTTTTTAGGCTGAACAATAACTCTATCAAGTACAGCAGTTGGTTTCATAATAAATTCCTTTCTGTATTGAAATATAACAAAATGAGAGGTGAAGTGCAAATGTAGCACCCTACCACAAGCTTACCACACTACTTACCACACTATAACCCTTTATAATATATACACTTATAGGGATATGTAGTAAGTAGTAAGTATAATATAGTATTAAAGTATTATAGTAACACTCCCAATATGTAATATTAACATTTAAGAGGAATATATATAAGCCTCCCAAAGTAACCTACTACCACCTACCACACAAAAAATAAAAAAGGTGTAAAAGTTTAATAATGTGGATTATTTATACGCAATTCTGAATATTTTATATATATTTCTGTATAACCAAAGTGTGGTAGGCCCCTACCACAAAAACAGGCAAAAGGAGCTAAATTGTTACGCAAATTAAAATACAAAAAGAATATGACGAATATTCAGTTGGCGAATTTCTTAAAAGTGAGCCCGACTACTTTGTATAATTGGGAAAAAACCAACGCTTGGCCGTTGTGGGCACTTCAGAAATGTGGGGAATTTGTTAATGAAAATTAGTTTATTTGCAAAAACTCGAAACACCACACCCCAAACCACAACCACAATAGACGCATTTTTAGAAGGTGTGAAGTGTGGCACGTGGAAAGAAAAAGTTGAGCAAGTACGTTCAGAGCTTGACAAAGAGATTAGGAGTAGTTTAAAAGCTAATATATTACCAGCGGTTACTATTTCAGGTGTTTTCCAAAAGAGAAATAAAGATAGTTTACTTGAGCATAGTGGTTTTATTAGTATAGACTTCGACAACATAGAAGACGCAAAGGGCGTAGAGAGTGACCCATATACCTATGCTTGCGCTCGCTCAGTAAGTGGAAATGGTTATTTCTTAATCGTTAAGATAAACCCTGAGAAGCACCAAGAAAGTTTTAGATGGTTAAGTGAGTATTATTATAAACAATATGGCTTAGTGGCTGACACAGCCCCACAAAACGTGGCCTCACTTCGGTACGTAAGCTATGACCCTGACATAGTGATTAACAAGAAAAGCAAGGTTTCACTTGTTAGGGTAAAAAAAGCTGTTAAACCAAAAGGCATTGCTTTGGCTGTTTCAAGTGATGAGCTTGGGAGTATGATTGCTGATGTGTGCCAAGGTGGAATAAATTTGTGTGAGAGTTATGAAGATTGGCGAAACGTGGGTTTTGCTTTGGCTTCACATATGGGAGAAGAGGGTAGACACCACTTTCATTCATTGTCAAGTATGAGTGCAAAATACAAAGCCAACCAAGCAGATAAGCAATACACCGCTTGTGTAAAAGGTGACAAAGGTGGCATCACAATCAGTTCGCTTTATTGGATGATGAAGAACGCAGGCATTGAGCTACCAAAACAAGAAGTTGAAAAGATTGCTTTTAGTAAAATGCGTGAAGCCAAAGGAGCAACAAAAGAGCAAATTGCTGAAGAGTTGGTTGAGTTACATGGTGTTGACGAAAGCAAAGCGAAAGAGATAGTTAAAGCGAGCTCAGAGGCAAAGCATTTAGACTTATCTGATTTAGGTGACGACTTAAGCAAGGTGATTGATATGTTTTTGGTTTGGGTAAAAGAAGAATACCCAACATATAGAAATGAGATTACCGGTCATTATGTTTGCGACAATAAAAACATAATGAGTGGATTTTTAAACAAAATAATTACAGATGCAAAACGCACTTTTAATAATTCTTTGTTGACAACTGGGCTTATAAAGGAATTGCTATTAAGTGATAATATGCCTATTAAAAACCCTATTAAAATGGGATTAGAAAAGCGTGTGCCATATACAGATGAACTTGAGAGGCTTTGCGCTACAATCACCACGACAACAGAGCTTGGGCCAATCTTCATTCGCAAGTGGATGCTTTCACTAATGTATGCCCTTCACGGAGAGCCTGTGCGCATTGTATTGACTTTCACAGGAGGTCAAGAAACAGGTAAGACACATTGGTTTAGGCATTTACTACCAAAATGGGCAAAGCCATACTATGCAGAGAGTAAGCTAGACTCAGGCAAAGATGATGAAATTTTAATGACTGAGAAATGGGTTATACTTGACGACGAAGGGGGTGGTAAGAGTGCAAAGGATGCTAGGCATTTTAAAATGTTAACAAGTAAAAACTATTTTAATTTGCGCAAGCCTTATGATTCTGCAAATGGTGATTACAAAAGATTAGCTGTTTTAGCAATTACAAGTAATGATGGTCAAGTGATAAACGACCCCACAGGCAACACACGTATTTTACCTATTGAGATAATAAGCATAGACCACAACTTGTATAATGGTATAGATAAAGAGGCTTTGTTTTGTCAATTATACGATTTGTATTTAGCTGGTGAGAGTTGGCAACTATCAAGCGATCAAAAGAAAAGTTTAGCAACAGAGTTTGAGAATTTTGAAAGTGACAACCCCGAACGTGATTTATTACTTACTTATTTTAGAGCACCTGTAGGTGATGAAAATTATGAGCCACGTACATCAGCAGAAATAAAAGCCTATATAGAAAACGATAGTGGCTTTAGGTTTAAAAGCGATGTGAAGTTATGGAGTGAACTTAGTGCATTATTTAAAGACCAACGGAAAAGCACACGGCGACAAGGAAAGAGTTTAAAGTGTTACCATTTAGCAGAAGTAAAAGAAAATAGAAAGGTGGAGTTTAAATGAACACAAACAACCTAAAGGCCAAGCTACTACTAACCTACGCCCACTTAGGCCCCGAAGAGGCCGAGCGCAGAGCGACAAGGGATGTTGAGGCAGTGCAGAACTACCACAAGACTTTAAAGTACAACATTGATTGGATTAAAGACCAAGGTGGCACAGTGATAAAAGTAGAAGAAAACACAATACAATATACACCTAAAGTAGAGATGCCAAAATGGAACATATTTAAGGGGCTTTTTAAATGAGTAGA